ATACTAAACAAAAATGGCAAGTATCTTAGAAATATACGAAATGGGAGTACCAAAAACAGGTACCGCTAATACTAAAGGTGGTGATAAAACCTTAATTGAAGCTGATGGTGGATTGAATCTATCAAAGGATGAAAAAAGATTAGAAAAAAGTAGAGGTGGTAAATTAAATATTAAAAAATACTCCGATACTGTTATAAAGAAGTAAAATCAATGAGTTGGAAGTTTAATGGAATAGAGGTTATAGAAGAAAACACACCAGAAGGTGCGGTTGGTTTTGTCTATAAGATTATACACACTCCAACTGGTAAATTCTATATTGGTAAAAAATCACTTACTTCAACTCGTAGATTGAAACCACTAAAAGGTAAGGTCCGTAAAAGAGTTGTTAAGAAGGCTTCTGATTGGGAAAAATACTATTCTTCAAACGAATGGATTAAATCTGAAGTAAAAGAAGGTAGAGCTGGGGATTTTGAGAGAGAAATCATCCAATTCTGCTTTAGTAAAAAATCACTTACATATTGGGAAGTTTGGTGGCAGTTCAAATTGGATGTACTATCAGACCCACAATCAATAAACGAAAATCTTATGGGAAAATTCTTCCGTAAGGATTTACAATAATTAAATTTATGCAAATACCAGAAATAGCTAAAAAGTACGGAATTTCCGAAAACTTTCTAAATTCAAAGGAAGATGCGCATACTATTGCAGCAGCATCTCTTTTAGACCTTAAAAAAATGGTTGAACAAAATCAACCTAGAGAGGTAATAGCTAACAAATTACAATTCTTAGCGGATTTCCTAATAGACATCAAAAATTCTAACCATTAAATTTGGTTATATCGAATAGTTTTTGTATATTTGTGGAAAGTATATCCATATTATGCTAAGTGGGAAAAACAGGCTATCGGTAATAACAATATTAGATTCGGCATTGGGGGTTGGTTCATCCTTAAAGGGGAACGAGCAAGCACATTACTGTCCTTTCTGTCACCATCATAAAAAGAAACTTCAAATAAACATAGATACTCAACAATGGCATTGTTGGGTTTGTGATGCGAAGGGTAAACGGATATCTTCTTTACTTAAAAAGGTAAAATCTGATTTAAAAGATATTCAAAGATTAAAAGATATCTATGGTGATGAGCCGGAAATATACATATCCGATGATTATCCAGAAAAGTTAGAATTACCAAATGAGTTTAAACAATTATACTTTAAACCAAAAGGTATTAATCCATCATATAAGCAGGCAATTCATTATCTTAATAAAAGAGGTATAACAATAGCTGATATTGTAAAATATAATATTGGGTATTGTGATAGTGGTGATTATGCTGGTAGAATTATTGTACCATCATATGATGAGAATGGTGAACTTAATTATTTTGTAGCACGTTCATTTTATGATAACAACAAAATGAAATACAAAAACCCACCCACAAGCAGAAACGTAATTGTATTTGAAAACCAAATTAATTGGAATGAACCAATTGTTTTGGTAGAGGGTGTATTTGATGCATTTTCGGTAAAGAGAAATGTAATTCCTTTATTGGGAAAATATCTTTTACAAAAGTTAAAAGATAAAATTATAGAAAGTGGAATTAAAGAAATAACAATTTTATTAGATTCCGATGCAATAGAAGATTCTACAAAGCACACTAACTATTTTATAAAAAACGGAATTAAAGTAAAAAACATTATCCCATCTGATAAAGATGCTGGTGAAATGGGATTTGCTAAAGTAACAAATTTAATAAAAGAATCATCCGAAACTAAATGGGATGATTTGATTTTAACTAAATTAAAAAATCTATGAGTTTGAAGAGAATATACCATATAGCTGATATTCATATTAGAAACCTAAAAAGACACAAAGAATATCGTTTGGTATTTGATAAAATGTTTGAAGAAATCCGCCAAAGAGGTACGGAAGATTCAATCATTTATTTGGCTGGGGATATAGCTCATGCTAAGTTAGAAATGTCACCTGAATTAATCAAAGAGATTAGTTGGTTATTTACTGAATGTTCCAAACATTGTCCAACAATTCTTATTGCTGGTAATCACGATTGTAATATGAACAATTCGGATAGATTGGATGTACTTACTCCAATTGTAGAAGCATTAAATTTGACTGATTTTCATTATTTGAAAGATACACAGGTTTATTCAATTGGTGGTGTTGATTTTTCAGTATTTAGTATTTTTGATAAAAGAGATAATTGGATTACCGCAGATAAGATGTTTGGTAATAAAAAGATTGCTTTATTTCATGGACCGGTTGATTCATCACAAACCGATGTTGGGTATGTGGTAAGCAGTAGACATTTTACAACTGATATGTTTGATGGATATGATTTAGCCCTATTGGGTGATATCCACAAAAGACAGGAAATGATTTCTCCAAAAGGATGTAAGATTGTTTATGCTGGTTCATTGGTACAACAAAACTTTGGAGAAACCCTTGATAAGCACGGATTCTTAGTATGGGATTTAGATACCCTTACTTACGAAGAAGTTGATATTCCAAATGAATATGGATATTATACTTTGGATATTGATGGTGGTATAGTGCCTGATGTTACTGATATTCCAAAATATGCTCGTTTACGAGTTAGATTATCCAACACCGATACGGCTGATACAAAGCGTATGGTAACGGAAATTAAAAAGAAATATGGTATTGAGGATTTCACTATCATTAGAACGGATTCAATGAATAAATTGAAAACCGGAAATAGAATATCAAAGCTGGACTTCGAAGATATAACCGATGTAGAGTATCAAAACACCCTTGTTAAAGAATATCTACAAAGAATGATGCCATTCATATCCGATGAGGACTTAAACGGAATTGAGGACATACATAAAGAGATAGCTGGAAAGATTCAAAACGATGAGGTAATTCGAAACATAAGTTGGAAGCCGATAAAGTTCGAATTCAGCAATATGTTCTCCTATGGTGAAAGCAATAAGATTGACTTCACTAAAGTAGATGGACTGATGGGATTATTCGCACCAAATACAGCAGGTAAATCCTCCCTATTTGATGCAATCTCCTTTTGTATGTTCGATAAGTGTAGTAGAGCATATAAAGCATCCCACGTTATGAACAACCGAAAGGATACCTTCTTTTGTAAACTACACTTTCAAATAGATGGAGTAGATTACTTCATCCGTAGAGAAGCCCGAACTATTAATAAGGGAAAGAATGTAAAGGTAGATGTGGAGTTTTGGAAAGAAGTAGGTGGTGAAGTAGAATCACTTAACGGAACGGAACGTAGGGATACCAACACCGTCATTGAACAATACGTTGGTAGATATGAGGACTTTGTACTAACTGCCCTATCACTCCAAGGTAACAATGCTCTCTTTATTGATAAATCACAATCGGAAAGGAAAGACCTCCTTGCTCAATTTATGGGATTGACGATATTTGATAAGCTGTATGAGGGGGCTAGTGAGGAGATTAAGGAAGTGGCAGCACTTATCAGAAATTTTAAGAGGACGGATTTTACGACAGAATTGGCGGAAAAAGAAACCGACCTGAAAGAGAAAAAGGTTAGATTGGATGAGTTGAATAATGAGATTAAAGAATTCAATAAATCTAAAGATTCTATACAAACTCAAATTTCTGAATTAAACAAATCCATAACACCAATTGATAAAAATCTTAACATCAAAAAATTAGAGGATTCAAAATCTGATTTGGTAACTAAGATAGCTAGTGTTGGAAATCAAATGGATGAGAAGGTATCTAAGATTGATGAATATCAAAACCTATTGGGTGAGGTATCGCAATCAATCAACCAACACGCTGAAGTAAATGGATTACCTATTGATGATGCAAAGAAACAATGGGATTTAGCTAAAGGTAAGTTAGTAGAGATACAACAACAAATAGATAAATTAGAAACACAATACGAAGGTAATTTAGATAAACTAAAACATTTGGAATCACATGAGTATGACCCGAATTGTAAGTTTTGTATGAATAATGTATTTGTTAAAGATGCAATACAAACTAAAGAGACTGTTAAAGAGCAAGAGAAGCAATTAGAGGAGCTCAATTCAGCACACCATTCACTTATCAAGGCCAATGAACCACTTGCTGAGGTTGAGGATGTATGGGAGAAATTGGTTGAGTTAAGAAACAAATACCAAAAGGGAAAAGTTATTAAAGAGAAAGCTCAAGCAGAACTTAAATCATTGGAACATCAGAAGGAATTGTATGAAACTCAAATGGCTGGTGTAGAATTGGATATACAAAAGTACTACGATAATGAAGCCACAATATCAGAGAATCAAAAAATAGAAATAGCAATTTCTGAATTAGATGTTAAGAAAAAAGATATTGAGAAAAGTTTGGGTACATATAATAAAGAACTTTTAAGTATTACTGGAAAGATTGGTTCAATTGAATCATTTATTATTGGTATAAAACAAAAAATGGATGATGTTAAGAATTTAGAAAACAAAAACCAATTATATACCTACTATTTAGATGCAGTTAAAAGAGATGGAGTTCCATACGAATTGATTTCAAAAGCAATGCCTGTTATAGAGAATGAAGTAAATAACATCTTAGGACAGATTGTTGATTTTGGAGTTGTTATGGATGTTGATGGTAAAAGTATTAACGCTAAGATTGTTTATGAGGACCAAGAGTGGCCTTTAGAACTTTGTAGTGGTATGGAGAAATTCGTTAGCGGACTTGCGATTAGAGTGGCTCTGATTAACATATGTAATCTACCAAGACCTAATTTCTTAGTAATAGATGAGGGATTTGGTACATTAGATTCCGATAACCTATCATCATTATTCTTATTAATGCAGTATCTTAAAACGCAATTTGATTTCATTTGGATTATATCACATTTAGACCAAATGAGGGATGTGGTTGATGGACTTATTGAAATTAAGAA